CGGGACCACTGGCTGGACATTGCCGCCTACAAAGCCCCGACAGACCCGGTGTACATCGAGGAGCACGGCATCGACCTGTTTGTGGGCCGGAGGGTGAAGCTGGAGAGCCGGAAGTATTTCCCGGAGAAAGGCTACCGGCAGAGCCGTATCACCAAGATCAGCCGCAAGGTGAACGAACCCGGGCAGATGGACATCGAGATAAGCGATGCGCTGCAGGTGGGCAAGTTCGACAAGGTGACGGACAGCATCGGTGCGCTGAAAAACTATACGAAATCAAAGACGGAAGGCGCTGCCCTTCCGGACATCATACGAAGCTGGGACAAGACGCTGCCCACGGACAACAACCTGTTTTCCGCCCGGCGCAGCCAGAAAGAGTTCCTGAACAAGAACCAGCCGGACACAGCCAAAGAGCCCATCCGCTTCTTGAAGGGCGTGAGTTTTGGAGAGGATACCGGCGGCAAGCCCTGCGGCAGCGTGGACGGTGAGGGCAATGCCGAGTACCTGACTGCCGTGATCCGCGAACTGCTGCGCAGCACGGAGTTCGTGGATGGACTGACCGGTGAGGGCTGGCAGCTGTGGATTGACCAGCTGACCGGACTGACGAATCTGACGGTGGACAAAGTGACTGCCCGGCAAAGCTTGGTGGCACTGGAACTGCTGATCGAGAAGGCGCGCAGCGTGTGCGGGCAGCTGGTAGTGTCGGCAGCCAACGGCAAGATCAAGGACGTGGTAAAGCAGGGTGACAACTACCGCATCGTGTTTGAGCAGGAATCGGGCTTTGTGGCCCATGACCTGATGCGCTGTGCGGTTACAGGCGGAACAAAACTCAAATCCTACTGGGTGGAGGTGTCTTCTGTAATAGCCGATGGTGTGCTGGTTCCGGTAAGCGAGTTTGGCGGGGTGAAGCCGGAGGCTGGCGATGAGTGCGTGCTGATGGGTAACACGGGAAACCCGCTCCGGCAGAACCTTATCTCCATCGCAGCCACCGAGGACGGGCAGCCCCGTATCGATATTCTGGACGGTGTGAAGGCCAAGAACTTCAACGGCTGCCTTCGTTGTCGGTTGGGTAAGCTGGACGGCATCAAGAGCAGTTCCTTCCCGGCAGACAACCAACCGAAGGGGAACGGCCTGTATGCCGACAACGTGTGGCTGAAGGGTACGTTTGTGCTGATGACCGGCGAGGACATTCTGACGCGGTTTGAGATAACTGAGGGTAAAATCCATTCGGCCGTGGAAGGCTTGCGCAAGGAAATACGTGAAGACCAGAGCTATCTGGACAACAGCAGTTTTGCCGACGGCATGGACAAATGGAAGACGGGCAGCAAGGCCACGCTGTTCACCCTGGGCGGACGCTGGATTTGGGCGAACGGCGGTCCTTACGGCACGAAGCCGGACGGGCATGCCGAGATACGGACAGACGGCAAGGTGCCTTATGCTTATATCCGGAACAATTACATCATGCAACGGCTGAAAGACTTCCGTCTGGTACCGGAGTACCGGCAGACGAACAGCCAGGGCGAACGGGTGCCCGGCGTGGTGTATCTGTCGTTCAGCTACCGGGTTATCAAGGCCGGAAGGTTGAAAATAGAATTTGTGAACGCCGACAAGACCGGGTTTGAGAACTTCAACATGTTCGGCCATGAAGAGGACCTGCCCGTTGGCGGTGAGAAGATGTTCACGCTGGACGGACTTTGGAACGGCACTGGCGACTTCAAGCTGTCGTTTACGGGCGTGATTTACATTTCGCTGCTGGTGTTCAGCACCAACAAGGCGGATGCACTGGCCTATAAGTACCGGACGCTGTTTGAACAAAGCGACCGGCTGGTGAAGATTTCAGCGGCGGTGTTTGACAAGGACGGGGCTGCATTGAAAGAAACCGGGCTGGTGATCAAGCCGGAAGGTGCCGGGCTGTATGCCCAGGATGCCAGCGGAAAGGTGGCCCTTATTGGGGTCAGTGTGGAAGATACGGATGAATACGGCAAGCCCGTGAGCAAAATCAAGCTGACAGCCGACCACATACAGCTGGAGGGGCTTGTGACAGCCAACGGGAACTTCAAGATACTGGAGGACGGCAGCATTGAAGCCAAGAATGCCAAGATAAAGGGATATGTATATTCTGTATTTAAAGACATAGATTTGAGCGATGCGACTGCACTTGGAAATAATTCTACAACAAGAAATTATGAATACAGATTGAATACTAACCTGTATATAGATGCTACATTTCGTGGTGTTGTCTTGCCCGTTTCAGAAGAATATGAAGGAGCCAGGGTCTTGGTTATGGATTCGCATTTTTTGAAGACAAGGGTGTATACAGACCCTACGACAATCCGGACAGAGGATGGAAGCCCTATTGAAAGCGGCCTGTTCAGACAGAAATATGAAAGAGCAGGCAAACACTGGGATATTTATGCTGCGGACTTCCTGCAGATAGATTCAGGTACGATTGAACTAATCCTAAAGAACTGTGCCATACTGGACCCGAATACAGGAGCGGTTACATCCAGAAAGCTCAAATGGATACTGATAGGAAGCAGTTGTCAAACGCTTTCCTGGTCCACAGGGGGCACAATTTATTACTATAGATATAATACTTCAGCAGAATGATGAAAAGATTGAACTTCAAGGAATTCAGCATGCCGTCCGGGATCAGCCGTACAAACTGGCTGACGGTTGACGTGCGCGAGCAGGTGGCAGACCTGCTCTATACCCATGCCAACGGCATCAAGGCCCACCGGCTGGCCTTCAAGATACTGGACAGCACCGGAGAAGAGAAATACGGTGATGAAGAAGCCGGGCTGATAAAATCGGTGGTGGAGCAATACTGTCTGCCCTGTGTGATAGACGGACTGAATGAACTGCTGCAGGCAGGGAACAATAAAAACGAATGAGTATGGCAGAAATGACACAAGAAGAACTGGTTCAGGAAGTGCTGAACCAGGTACTCCAGAGTTCGACCGGCGTGGAGGACTTGGAGACCGTCACCTCGCTGAGCGGTGTGAAATCACTGCCCGGCGAGAAGGACGGCAAGATGGTGAACGTACCCCTGGAACTGATAGGGAAGCCTGCGAGCGATGCCGCCGCCCGTGCCGAGGCTGCCGCCAAGAAAGCGGAAGGAGCCGTAGCCGGACTGGAGGAAAAGACGCAGGCCGCCATGGAAGCCGCAACCAAGGCCAACGAAGCGGCAGCCAAGGCAGAAAATGCCGCTTCCAAGGTGGAACAGACTACGGCAGCAGCCGTCGGCGGGGCTACCGCACGCTTTTCCTCATGGATGGAAACAGGCAATGTCTTGCCTGACAAGAGTACCAAACCGGGCGGCAGCGTGGTGTATGTGGCGGATGCCGGGAAGTTCGCCTACCACATGGACTCCACCCTGTACGGGGACTGGGACGTGGCGGGTGTGCCTCCTGCCGGCATGTTCATGAATGCTGACCGGACAGCCATCCTGCCGGACAAGCTCTACCTGCTGGGCGATGCCGTATATACCGGAACGGGAGGCAGCCTGAGACTGCTGGCCTACCGGCATGAGGTGATGAGCGGGGAAGCTTACGAGGCACTGCAGGACAAGGATGCGAATACGCTGTATCTGATATATGAGGAGGAGTGACGATGATAACCATAGGCGGTAAGGAAATAACGGCTGCGTATGTGGGAAAACGTGCCCTGTCGGCTGTCTATGCCGGGGCAAGGCTGGTATGGTCCGCAATCAGCAGCTGTATCGGACTTGGATACTGGAAAGGCGACGAGCCGTGGAACGGGTCGGACGCATGGAACGGTAGCAGTAAAACTGATAAATGAATAATTATAAAGGGATAGTATTATGGCAAAAAGGAAAATAAGCGGAATCATCAACGCGACTGAACATCCGATGACTCTTGAAACACCATGGAACCAGAAACAGCCGGACGGCACCTATCATGCCTATGCCGGGGACGATGTAGAAGCGTTTCTGAAGAAAGAGCTGTCAAACCGTACCCCTACCGAGGAACTGGTGGGCGGCGAGACGAAGCCCCCTACATCCGGAACGGTGTTTGATGCGATGGTGGGTACGGTGACGGACGTGGATGTGCAGGACAGCGAGGACGGCACCCAGTACGTGATGACCGTCAAGCAGAAGGATAACCAGGGCGGCGAAAGCTCGAAGGAGGTGCGCTTTTCGAAGTACACCGACGACGACAAGGTGGTGGTGAACATTGACCTGACGGACAGCGGCGGCGCGGGACTTCCCTCGCAGCAGTATCTGGCACTGGGAAGCGGCTTTGTGGTGAAATACTCCGTGGGCGTGGGTACTGCCGGTGGCGGTACGGTGGACGGCTACAGCGACCTGAAAGCCCGCGTGATTGTGAAGCGCGGTTCGACTGTGATCAGTGAGTTCCAGGATGCGGAATTTGTGGGTGTGACAGCCGGACAGAGCTACACCTTTGACGCATCGCCCTACCTGAAGGATGCCACCGCCTATACCGTGCAGGTGGAGGCGCAGGCTACCTACCAGGGCGGCACGCTAATGAAGACAGCCACGGCCAAGGTGACCATGGTGGCCATGACGCTGGAGACGACTTACTCGGTGGGCAACGGACTGTCCGACGGCGGGTACCGGAATGACGTGAACATCCCCTTTACGGCCAAGGGTACGAGCGGCGAGAAGAACATCTACTACCGTGTGAACGGCGGCCAGGCTTTTACCCTCGGTCTTTCGGCCGGCAGCGGGGTGCAGCAGAAGAACGTGACTATCCCGCTGACGCAGATGCAGGAAGGTACGAACGTGGTGGAAGCTTACGCACAGCATGAGAACTCCGGTGTGGTGAGCCAGGTGCATTACATTACGCTGCTGAAGGCTGGCGGCGGTGTGACGGCCTATGCCGGCATGATGTTCAGCCACCGCGCGGCAGGGTTCCAGCGAGAATGGAAACGCCCGGTGCTGGAGGCAGAGCAGTTCACGGCATGGAGCTTTTCGTATGCCGGTTATGACCGCGATGCGTACACGGCCCGCGTGAAAGTAACGAACCAGGGCAGTGTGGTGAAGGAAGACCTGCTGCAGCGCGGCGAGACCGGCAGTTACGGGCGGACCAACGTGAACGTGGAACCGCTGGACTACCGCGTGTCGTGCGGTGATGCCGTTCTTGAGGTGCGGGTGAACACCGCATCGCACCCCGACATTGAAGCCACGCTGGCACCGGATGCCGTGTGTACGTTTGACGCCTTCGGGCGCAGCAACACAGAAAACAACCCGGCAAGCTGGGTAAGCGGTGACAAGCGGATGGAGTTCCGGGACGTGCTGTGGAGCGTGAACGAATACGGTGCAGGAAGCGGCTGGCACAAGGACCGCCTGCTGCTGGCCGGTGGTGCAGGTATGACCCTGACCGCTGATGGTGGGTACCGCCCCTTCAACGAGGCGGACAAACCGGAGGGATTTGCCATCCGTGACGTGGGCATGACGCTGGAGATTGAATACAGCACGGCGAACGTGACGGACACGAATGCCGAGCTGATCACCTGTCTGGGGCAGCTGGACAATGGCAACCGGTACGGGCTGATTGTGACTCCGGAGGAGGCCAAGTTCCTGACCGGCGTGGTGACCGAGGCGATGGATGCCGGACAGGTGCTGCGCTATGAGGACTCGGTGGGTACGAAGTTCCAACCTGGTACAAACATCCGCATTACCTACGTGTTCTATCCCAATGTGCAGACGAACGAACAGCGGACGCTCATCGGTTTCTACGTGGACGGTGAGGAATCGGCCGCCTCAAAGTGGCTGGACAAGGTGAACTTCAACATCCAGAGCCAGCTGGAGTTCAAATCGGCAGGTGCCGACCTGAACGTGAAGAGCGTGCGCATCTATAACAAGGCGCTGACCTCGGACGAGGTGCTGAACAACTACATCGTGGACCGCAACCACCTGGAAGATGCCGACGGGGAACCGGGCGTGCGCTCGCTGGATGAGGACAACCGCGTGCTGAACGAGGGGGACACGGTGAGCATGGAGAAACTGATGGGACTGATGAAGAAACGCCGGAACTCGATCCTGGTACTGATAGGCACGGGCAGCGTGGGCAGTGAAGTGCCGAGCGAGAGCGACACGCTGAATGTGATGGATGCGCTGGCCCAGCTGAACAACAAGAAGGCCAACAAACTGTGCCGGGAAGTGAGATTCTACAACGGCGAGAACCGGGCGCTGGACTGGATAGCCCGTGACATATATCTGCGTATTCAGGGTACCAGTTCGGTGAACTATGCCCGCAAGAACCTGCGCTTCTACTTCCAGAAGACAGCCAGCGGTTACACGGCACGGATGACCTACGGCGAGATAGACGGCAACGGGCAGCAGAGCAACCCGACAGCAACGGAGGGCAAGAAGAACCTGTTCCGGTTGCGGGGCAACTCGGTGGGCGCGAAACTTGCCTGTGCGAAATGTGACTTTTCCGACTCCTCCATGACGACCAACACGGGCGGTGCGAAGTTCATTCATGACGGCATGAAGGAAATGGGAATCCTGACCCCTGCCCAACAGTATGCCGCAGACCATGCAGATACGTGCAAGGAAGATATACGCTCGGCCATTGACGGCTTGCCCTGTGACCTGTTTGTGGCCAAGAGCGTGGATGAGGATCTGACCTATTACGGCCAGTATAACATGAACAACGAGAAGAGCGACAGCTACCCGATATTCGGTCAGGACAAGACTATCGGCGGCGAGCAATGGGGAACCGGCGACACCCTGAACTACCTGCAGGCGAACGGCGACCAGCCGAAGGAATACCTGCCCATCTGCATCGAGACGCTGAACAACTCGAATGACCTGTGCCTGTTCCGATGGCTGCCGTCCACGGAGCCCGACCATACGGACTTCATGGATTTCAACTTTGACGGCGGTTTCGAGTTCAACCACCCGAAAGACGTGTTCTGGAACGACGGCGGTGGCGATGCCGAAGAAGAACCGAACATCAAGGAACACTTGGGCACCGGTGACAAATATGACAAGATGTACAAGGCCCTGGACCGCATGATGGGCTTCCTGTATAGATGCGTGAAGGAAACGCCTGCCGGCAAGAATCTGACCTATAACAGGGAGTCGCACACGTTTGACGGGGTGGACTATGAGGATGACGGCAACAGGTTCCCGACTGCGAAATGGGTGAGCCCGACCTTCAGGAAGGAAGCCGGGAAGTATTTCAACCTGCCCAACCTGGCTGCCTACTACCTGTATGTGCAGTTCAACCTGGGCGTGGACCAGCTGGCAAAAAACATGCTGGTGCGGACGTGGGACGGTGTGATGTGGTGGATAACCTATTACGACGGGGACTGCCAGCTGGGTTCGGACAACAAGTCGTTCCTGACCGGGAAGTATGACGACAACCGGCAGACTAAGCGCGACGGTGCCTACGTGATGCAGGGACACAACAGCTGGCTGTGGAACCTGATACTGGGCAACATGGGCAATCTGCTGGAGGAAGTGATGACCAAGGGCGTGAACGGCGGTACCAGCTTCATGAGTGCCTTCAGTATTCAGAAGGCCGTTGACCATTTTGACACCGAACAGATGAAGAAGTGGTGCTCACGCCTCTATAACAAGTCCGGCATATTCAAATACATCTACCCGTTCCTGAACGAAATGCTGGTAGGTGCTGACGGTGCCAAACAGACCTATCCGCAGATCTACGGTTTGAAGGGTTCGTTGAAAGCGCACCGGAACTACTTCATCCAGCGCCGGTACGACCTGAAGCAGGTGGAGTACGGCTATGTATCTACGCTGGGTGCCCAGTTCTACCAGAGTACTGCATCGTTGGACAAGGCTTATAAGCTGAAACCGATGCAGTACCGGCTGACCATCCCGTACCGTGTGCAGTTATCTACCAGCAACGGCGTACAGGCTGACAGCGGTGTGGTGGATGCGGACGTGCTCCATTCCCTGCAGCTGACCCGTTCGTTCGGCGAAAATGACCCGCTGAAGATTATCGGTGCAGCCAAAATCAAGGAACTGGTGTGGCATGAAGATGCGTTCGCCATCGGGTTCAACTTCGGTCTGCTGACCTCACTGGTAAAACTGGACATGAGCGTGGAGAAAGCCAGCGGATACCGGAACGGCTCGTTCATGGCCTCGACGAACGGGATGCTGCTTCTGGAAGAAGTGAACATGCGGAATAACCTGCTTGCCCGGAACGGGGACAACGGAAACGTGGCCACCTTGGATTTGAGCTGGCAGGGGCGGCTGAAGAAACTGGACGTAAGAGGTACGGGACTGACCCGCGTGAAACTGGCTACCGGTGCGCCCGTTGTGCAGTTATGCCTGCCGGACACGATTGAGGAACTGTTCCTGGAATATCTGACCAAGCTGTCCGACAGTGGCCTGATACTGGAAGGCATCAATAATGTGCGGGGCTACCGCTACACCAACTGCCCCGGCATCGACGGGTTCGCTATGCTGGAACGCCTGCACCAGGCCAGACTGAACGGCAGCGGCAAGCTGGAGCGCTTCGTGCTGGAGATAGACCGGGAAGACGACGGAACCCTGCTGAAGAAGTATTACGACTACGGAACGTATACGCAGACGGGTGCCGTGGATGACCGGCATTCGGGACTGAGGGGCAAGCTGACCCTGACGAAGTATCTGGCCGATGAGGAACTGGAGAAGTATGCCGCCCGTTATCCGGAACTGACCATCAAGCAGCCGCCCTATACGATGATTGAGTTTGACGACAGTGTGGCCGACGATGCCAATGTTTCGAACCTGGACAACAAGACGGGGTACAAATTCGGCAATACGTACAAAATGAGCGGGCATGTGAATGCCATCCTGTCCAAGCGCCACCGCGTATTGGCCAAGGTGACCAGGATGCCCACGAGCCGGAAGGTGGAGATAGCCGGGCAGCAGGTGGAAGTGAACAACCCGGACGGTGAAATGACCTATTTCCCCCTGCATGACGAAAGCTCGAACTTCTATGCCGATGCGGAGGATATGAACGACTGTACGGTGGCGAAGCTGGACGGCAGCGAGGGAGACTGGATGATGTATGAGCCGTTTTACTGGAGCAAAGGCATCAACGATTATTTGAACAACAAGAAGTACGCCTGCTACAGCAGTTATCCGGAGGACGAAATGCCCCCGATTCCGGACGCGACGGTACTGACACTGGATGCCATCAAGGAGACACAGGGCGGCTGGCTGGGTGAACGCAAGATCATGAGCGGCAAGCCCACGCTGATGGAATCCTATACGACGGACAAGGCTTATTCCGTGTGCAAAGTGGACGTGTCGGGTTACAGACGTGTCCGCTTCCCGAGCGTTCCAGGAACAGGGCTTATCGGCAGTGTGTTTGCTGATGCGGAGGGAAACATCCTGAAGAGTATTGTGGTGCCGACCATCGGCTTGAAATTTGAAGCCGGCATGTATCTGATAGCAGACGTTCCGGAACGTGCTA